TCAAATTTTCCGAGATGATGAATCCAATGTTAATCCTTCCTTTGAACTATTTCCTGGTTATAAAAATTATGTAGTCGATGGGTTTGGAATTAAGAGAGTTATTGATGTTTCTAAGAATGATGGATCTTCAGATTCGTTTGTCAAAGAAACTTCAGATAGAACATTTAAGGATTATGAATATTCAGTGGATGATCTTCCTGATTTCAATGCATTTGCCATCAAAATTGTCATGGCAAGTAGTAACCAGGCGACACCCCCTCTGATTCGCCAACTCAGGGCAATCGCAACCATTAAACCGAGGATTTAATTATGTCTTATATCAAGGTAAAGGATAATGAACATCTTCTAAGAGATGTAGATTCTAATGGTATTATTAATAACAATACCGAAGAATATAAAAATTATGTTAATGCCTACATCAGGCAGATGAGTTCAAAGGCCAGAATAGAAGAATTGCAAAGTCAGGTTGATGATATTAGAAGTGATGTTAAAGAAATCAAAGAACTAATTTTAAAACTATTAAATAGTTAAAAAAAATGGCAAAACCATCTTCTAGACAAGAACTTGTAGATTATTGCAAAAGAAAACTGGGAGCACCGGTTTTGGAAATAAATGTTGCTGAAGAGCAAATTGATGATCTGGTTGATGATGCAGTTCAATTCTTCCAAGAAAGACACTTTGATGGAGTTTCTCAGACTATTCTAAAATATGAGATAACCCAAGAAGATATTGACCGCGCCAGAGGAAGAACCGGAGAAGGTACATACACCCAAGTTGGTATTGCAAAAACCTATACATATAAAGAAAATTCCAATTATATTGAAATTCCAGATCATATTATAGGTATTAATAAGGTCTTTAAATTATTTGGAAGTCAGAGTCTTGGTTATGGAATGTTCAATTTTAAATATCAACTGTTTCTTAATGACATTTATTACTGGGGATCTACTGATATTTTAACCTATTTTATGACCAAGAGATATCTTGAAGACATGGACTGGATTTTAAGTCCAGATGCTATGGTTAGATTTAATAAAAGAGACTCTAAACTTTATATCGATGTTGACTGGGCAACGGTTTCTCCTGGAAATATTTTACTTATTGATTGTTATAGAGTCCTGGATCCAACTGATTCAACAAAAGTATGGAATGATAGTTTTCTTAAACCATACTTAACGGCCCTCATAAAAAGGCAATGGGGACAGAATCTTATTAAGTTTAGAGGTGTAAAACTTCCTGGTGGGGTTGAATTAAATGGTCGGGAAATTTATGATGATGCCCAAAGAGAAATTGATATAATTATTGAACGCATGAGTTCCTCGTATGAGATGCCATGTTTCGATTTAGTTGGATAATTTATGTTTTATAAATCTCTTTATTCTTTAGTCTCTCAGTAGTTTACCTAAATTAAGAATTCAGTAAAAAATGTTAAATCCATTCTTTCTTCAGGGCTCAAAAACCGAGCAGGGTCTCATAAACGACCTAATAAAAGAAACGATCCAAATTCACGGGATAGATATTTATTATCTTCCTAGAGAATATGTCACAAAAAGAACTGTAATTAGAGAGGTTATAGAATCTAAATTTTCTTCTGCATATCCAATCGAGGCCTATATTGACACCTATGAAGGTTATGAAGGAGCCGGGGTTCTTCTCAGTAAGTTTGGAATTCAGCCTAATACGGACCTAAATTTGATTATTTCAAAAGAAAGATACGAAACCTATATTACTCCACTTTCAAAGACTAATCCAAAAATACCACTCCCAGAAAGACCAAAAGAGGGCGATTTGATTTGGTTTCCATTAGGAGATAGATTATTTGAAATTAAATTTGTTGAACATGAGACACCATTTTATCAGTTACAGAAAAATTATGTTTACAACCTAAGGTGTGAACTACTGGATTTATCAATATTGACGATAATATAAAGGATTCTGGATTCATTGAGGTTTATACAATGATTGGAATTGGATCCCAAGCATCTGCATCGGCAACTATTGTAAATGGTGGAGTTCGGTTTGTAACAATTACAAATAGAGGGGATGGGTATTCTTCCGCTCCTCTGGTTGTATTCGGGGATCCTCCACCGGGAGGTCAAACAGCAACTGGTATTGCAACCATGATTTCTGGTATTGTTGATCTTTGTGAACCTGACGAAACTTTACAGAGAGTTCAGGGAGTTCAAATTACAAATGCCGGGTTTGGTTACACTGTTGCGCCTAGAGTAACTTTTATTGGTGGGGGTGGTGCCGGAGCCGAAGGATTTGCAACAATTGGCGATGGTATTGTTGGAATTGTAACAATCATCAATGGTGGATCTGGATACTCTTCCTCCCCACTAGTTACTTTTGTCGGAGCCGCAACAAGTACTGCTTCTGCAACTTCAGTATTGAATAATGGAGTTGTTTCACAAATACTTGTAAGCCATGCTGGTCTTGGCTATACCACAATTCCACAAGTTGTAATAGGGTCTCCATTTAGTTCTGGTTTTGGAACCTACATTTTCAATGAAGAAGTAGTTGGAAGTGCCTCCAGTATGACAGCAAGGGTCAGAGACTGGAACGCAACTACTTTACAGCTCCAGCTTGGAAATTCATCTGGAGAATTTTTACCAGGAGAATTAATTGTTGGTCAAGAATCTGGCGCATCTTATCAGATCCGCCAGTCTCCAGAATTGTTGACAGTAGATGAGAGAGAAGAGCAAGGATTAATTGTTGATAAATATAAACAAAATGACGATATTCAAATTGCGGCAAATGAAATTCTAGATTTTAGTGAAAGAAACCCCTTTGGTACACCATAATGTTTGAGCACTTTTATTACGAGGCCATAAGAAAAACTGTAATTGCTTTTGGCACTCTATTTAATAATATCTATATAAAGCACAAAAATGATGAAGGAAATGTTGTATCAACTCAAAGGGTTCCCTTTGCTTATGGTCCCACCCAAAAATTTCTGGCAAGGCTTGAGCAATCGCCCGATTTAAGTAAGCCAATTCAAATTACAACCCCAAGAATGTCAATGGAGATTGTTGGGCTTTCTTATGATTCCCAACGAAAAGGAAATACCATGAGGGGATTTACCGCAAAAGATGAACAAGATAAGCCAAGAAAATCATATCTCCCGGTTCCCTATAATGTAAATTTTGAATTAAGTATTTTTACTAAGTTAGAGGATGATATGTTTCAAATTGTGGAACAAATTCTTCCTTATTTTCAACCACATTATACAATTACAATCGTTGCAATAGAAGAAATTCAAGAGAAAAAAGATATCAAGTTTAATCTTGATAATATCTCAATTACTGATAATTATGAAGGAAACTTTGAGGATAGAAGGGCTCTTATCTGGACTTTGAAGTTCACCGCAAAGACCTATATGTTTCTTCCAGTCTCTTCGGACTCGATTGAATCCAGTATTATTAATAGAGTTTCTATTGGATTTGCTGCTGGAAGTGATTCTTCTACTATTTCTAATGATATCAGAATTGCAGTAACACCAAGAGCAACTCAAAATTATACAGGAACGGTGGTTACTAAAGTTTCTAAAGATGTTTTGTCTGGTGATCAGTTTATTGATGTAGAGGAATCTGTAAATCTTACAAAAGATACTCTTATTCAAATTAATAATGAGACTCTTTATATCGAAGAAATTACAGGGACAACAATTAGAGTTCAAAGAGGAATTTTTGATACAAAACCCCAATTACATGTTCTTGGCTCCGATTTATTAAATATAACTACAGTAGATAACATACTCATTCCTCCAAATTCTAATTTTGGATTTCTCTCTGTTTTTAATTAATTATGGCAACTAAAAAATTCCAGGCTCTTAATGACACTTTTGAAATTGAAAGCGAGGTTGTTTCAACAGAAATTGAAAAGGTAGAACCCAAGTCAATAGTCAAGGGTTCTTCTGATATTACAGCAGACTATGAGTATTCTAGGGCCACATTAATGTCCCTAGTCGAAAAGGGACAAGAAGCGATTAATAGTGTTTTAGAATTAGCACAAGAAACTGATTCGGCAAGATCTTTTGAAGTGGTTGGACAATTAATCAAAACTGTTGCGGATGCTACAGAAAAACTTATGGAAAACCAGAAGAAACTTCGTGATCTTGAAGAGGAGAAAACTTCTGGAAATGTAACCAATAATGCACTTTTTGTTGGAACAACAAGTGAAGTATTGAATTTATTAAAAAATGAATTGAAAATTAAGCCTAATAAAACCATAAATAATAAGAAGAACAAGGATCAACAATGAAAAATCTTTCAGAAGACCAT